TGCTTACCTAACTTTTTGTTTTCCCTTACGGTATATTTGACTCTTGCCATAATATACATTCTTTTTAAGGTTGAACATTAGAATTATCATCGCAAAGATAGTTCATTTATAAACTTACGTAGGGACAGAATTTCGAGCGTTTTTAGTTGCTATAGTAAGTCACTTCGGGTTAGTATAGCATGACGCTTAGAGTTACTATAGTAACCCGCTTTGCCTTGCTATATCATTCTTTTATGAGTTATCATTGCAACCTGTGCCGACTTACTGCCCTTCTCGTTTCATCCCATTAGACTTTAAGAAAGCATCTACAGCCTCTTGTGCTTCAATCTCTTTGTCGATGTTACGCATATCTCCTATCCAATCTGGATTATCCTTCTTTAGTTTAACAGCAGAAATCACACACCGAAAGACCATTTCAAACACTCCTTCTTGACGCAACATATTCATCACGAGCAACGAAGCGGCACGAGATTTGTCTTCTCCAGAAAAACAAAACAATCCAAAGTTGTCCATATACAGATAGTTCCTGTCCATGCGTTCAGCCAAAGACTCCATAGCTTTTAAGTAATCTATGTACTCTTTGTTAATCTTCATGAGTTCTTCTTTGTCCATCATAGGTTCTAACCTAATAGTTCTGTTTCAATTTCATTTATAACATCCTCAAGCGTAGCACAAGCATCATACTCTCTCTTTAAGGTCAGTAAGACAGCAAGGGCAGCTTGCTTATAGTTTCGTTCTGTTGCTCGCATAGTTTATTTACGAATCTTTTCTTTATAGATACGCTTCAAGGTCTTTAGATCCGTAGAAGGCTTCTCTTTCAAGACCTCAAGGAAGGCATCACGACCTAAGGAACGGTAATAGGATTGAAAGTCGGCAAGTATCAAGTCGCACGGCTCACCTGCTGGGATAGCCATACCATCCTTTGCATAATGCTTACTCTTTGGGTCGGACAATTCAAGGACACTGATACCCTCTTTGTTTACGATGATATAATGATGTCCGTTGAAATTTATCTCACCAAAATGTCTTACAAAAGATAAATGACTATTTGCCCAATACTCTTCTGTCATACAGACAGGCGTAATCTTACTCTTCATATTCGTCTATTCTTATGTAACAATATCAGTCTAATCCTCTGCGAAGCCTATCACAGTCAACTTCTCTTTCAAGTCGTCCCAATCAACACCTCTGAGATACCGCACAAGGCGGGAAGGCTTCCCGTTCTGCTTCATCGGATTAATAAGGACATTAGGCTCAAAGTAGTAATTATAGCCAGCAATACGAAACTGACGACCATTATACTCGCAAAGAGTACCCACTTCAAAAGGCTTATTCTCAGCAAGAAAAGTCTCTCCGATACGTCCCATCTCTTGCTGTAACGCTAATATTTGTTTTCTCTTTTCGGCAAGCAATGCCTCTGTTTCTTTTCTATTCATATCTGTAATTCATTCTAAGTTATCTATTTTTCAACTGGTACAGGAAATATCTTAAAGCCACTCCTCATTGCTTAGTTTTTACTTCATTCACATAATCCATGATATAAACTCATACAACTATATCCTCCGTCTGGCTCAAACATGTCAAGCTGAGCATCATTACGATTTACATACTTGAACACCTCCTGTACCGTAGGATATTCACCATTAGCGCAAAAACGCTTTGGTATGTAAGTCGGTGTAAAGAAAGACGAGCCTCGTTCTGTTTCTTCTCCCATCTTCTGTTCTGCCTTAAGTAGGCGTTTACTTGCCCATACATCTTTTGAGATAAGTTTTATTTCACGCTTTCTACACATCACACAAGGAAAACATCCGACCCTTGAAAAGCCTCGTTCATACAAAGGATTAGGTCGCTGTCCATTCTCCAGTATATAATCTATAACATCCTGTGCTGACCATCTGAATATAGGTCGCAGGACAGAAGCATCGTGTGTCTTACACCATTCTATCACATCTTTCTTGCGATATAGACCTTTTACTTCATTATTGAAGTAGTCCTTAAAATAAGAACATTCAACATCATACCCAGCTCGTGCAGAACTCTCCTTTGCTCTAATACCTTGAATAATGATGAAACTCTCATCCTGTGAAAGAATATAGTCTATCATAGGTATTACTTTTAGTTCAGAAGTACAGAATCTTGCCATTAAAGAAGGAAAACGCTTCTTTTTTATACTCATATCCACAAAATCCTTATACTTCTTACTTTTGATAGTTACTAATTTAACACCAAGTACATCTACAATAGCGTTGATATGTTTATAGGTGTCAGCGTGTTCCCACCCTGTGTCACAGAACACTGCTGTAACGTTTTCTTTTCCATAGTCGTTTACAGCCTTGATTAGGCAAGCTTGACTATCTTTACCGCCACTAAATTGTACTAATATTTTCATAATTCATTTATTTTTAATCAACTAATTCAAAACTATACGCAACCACGAATGGGTTGTTCTTCCACGTGCCATTGCCACTGATTCTCTCAAAGAGGTTAGCAAATGCTTTATAAGGAGTATCAAACAGGTGTAATCCATTTTTAGGTATATGATAACCATATCCACTATCATTAGACCACCTTTTATCAGAAGAAGGATAATATCTAATTCCCTCACAAAGACAATCTTGCTCTGAAATATCTTGTAAGCGTCCAATCTTTATATCTGTAATCCTGATGTGGTGGGGCATTAAGTCAGCCTTCACGAACATTTTATTCGTCCAGCCCAATTTATACTCCTTACGTGGCATACCTACTTCATCAAGTATAGCATTGCTGTACATCGGTAGACATTCAATAATATCTTTATAAGGTTGCGCAATCGCAATAATATCTCCGACTTTGTAAGGCAGGTGCTTTACAGTTTCTTCCCAATTACCAAGTGGCACGTTGTCTCTCAGTAGCAGCCTTATCATTGTCTTTGTTCTGTTAAGCACTGACAGCGTTAGGCAATACTTATCGTTAAACATTATCTTCTTCATATTGCAGTACTTGAATATTTGTTACTCCACTATATAACACCTTTTCTTTAGCTAAAGCATTGTCACTTGGTAAATGTTTCGTAAGACCATACTTAAAGGCATAATAATCTTCAACATCTTCAATGTCGTAGTGACCATCAATTTCAACTTCTAATTCAAATATTACTCTCATACGCTTACTTCATTAATTCAGAATCATTCATACTAAATTATCTATTCTTCAACTGGTAAAGGAAGTATCTTAAAGCCACAGTTCACAGCATTTCGTTCACGGATAGCCGAACGGATAGTATCACAATCATAGTAGATTACCCAACGTTCGTCACTGTCAAACGACTTATCACCCAATATATACCCCTTCTTTAGCATATTATAACGTAAGCAGGTAGCCTTACGTGAAAATGGCTTCTGCTGTAGGATTTTACCGAGACGTGTCTGTGGTTCCATACCAAAGCGGATGCGCCTACGTTCTTTACTGATAAGTAATCGACGTTTCTCGGCTTTCTCCTTCATACATTTTCGATAGCGGTAAGGACTTATCTCTTTCAGACGTACAAGAGGAACAAATCCCGCCTCACGTAGTCGACGCGTGGCCTCCAAAGCAGCAGCGCAGGGGGCTTTACCTCGAAGTGAATCATAGTAGCCATTCTCCTCACACACTTTCTTTATCTGAGCCGCCTGCCGCTTCTTTATTGCTCGCATACCAGTTTCACTCTTTGTAAGTTTCAAATCACGTGCAAAGCGATGCAAGGTTGATTGAGAGATGTTCAAAGCAAAGGCGAGTTTGCTATTCTCTTTGTCGTGAAAATGGTCCTTCAGCCACTCCAACTGGTAATCAGTGAGCTGCCGTTTATGATAAGGAGGAACAAACAAGGCTTCCCGTAATCGTTTGCGGTCTGTAGGAACTCTACTACCAGCCATTAGCGTTCGTCCCCACTTCCATCAATCACTCCACGCTGTTGACGTGAGGCGAGCTTATCCAAATTCTGTTGACAAACGTCTTCAAGCGACCAGCCCATCACATGACAAAGGCCTGCAAGCTGCCAAGCAATGTCGCCAGTCTCCTTGGCTAAAGCGTCCTTTTCTTCATCCGTTATCAAGATAGCTTGAGAATGAAGTACATCACCGTTATCATCACGATGCGAAGCGTGATAAACATAAAGATCACCCTTACGTACATGCTTTGCTATCTTTCCTGCAAACTCACCAACCTCGCCCATAAGGTTAGTCAACATATAAAGAAGGTTGTCACACGTAGGCATACAAGTTTTCATAGCCTTCTCTTGATATTCGTTCAATTCCATAAATCAAATTATTCTATAGTTTACATTTCCTGTTACATCGATTATTGCCTTTTGTAACTCGTCTGCTATCATCTGCGCAACGAGTTTAGCATTCGGATGAGGTTTACCGGTCTTTCCCAACAGGCGAAGTTCTAATATATGTCGCCACTCAAAGACATTGTAGGTATAAACGACACGAGTTGCCGCATCAAGTGGAAGGTAGCCACGAGCATCCTCTGCCTTTAATCCCATTCGCATCATCAGCGAATAGAATAAACCAGCAACACGCCAGCCAAGGCGAGCTGTGAAACGTTTCAGTTTAGAAACACCAGAGTACCAGTGCGGCTCACAGATAGTTATACCGCCACGCTTACCAAAACTAACATAACGTGTACTCTGCTCGGCTATGTTGTTTGGTGAAGTTCGATTGAGTTCACGGCTTGTACTAATTTGTGTCGTAACACAAACGGTATAGCGAATCAACGCGAAAGCCGTAGGATGCTTATACTGCTTAACCTTCTCAACAAATTCAGACAGACTTACCTCGTGTGGATCCAGTTCATTATGTATGTTAGGAGTCAACTCCATAAATGCCTGCACATTCATAGCAACAAAATAAACACGCTGCTTCTTAGTTTTCTTGTAAGTCAGACCGATATACGGTGAGAACAACAGGCGAGAGATGGTAAGATAGTCGCTAACATCATTAAGCGAGAATACAAAGTATTTTGTTCCATGACGGAACATTGAGAGGTGATTGCGCTTTTCTAAGAAGCTGCACAACTCTTCAGCCGTACGCTTTCCAGTCTCACTACCATAGCAAACACGTGCCGCACGAGCAACCAAGGTGTGCCAGTCTTCAGGACATAACCAAGAAGTTACTTCAGGTTTTAGGATTTTCATTAGCTTAATCTCTTTTTTAGTTCCTCACAAAGAGTATCGACATCATTAAAGTGACCCATACCTAAGAACTCATATAGTATTTCTTTTAACAAGGTCTCTTCGCCATTGTCATTTATATATCTTACGACACTTTTAGCTTGACCATTATAGCCAGTATCAATAGCAATACCGCTATCACTATCAGCTTCAAAACATGTTTTTTTTTCTACAAGATAGTCACGTTTTTCTAAATACTCTACGAGGTCATCCTCGTTGAAGTCGTCCAAATCAATTTGAACTTCTACTATTCTATTCACCATACTTTTATAAATTATTTAAGAGTTATACCATAGTCCTCACAGATATGGAAGAAAGTTCCTAACCCTATCTTTTCAGGATGTTGTAATGTATCAAACTTTTTATCACATTCTTGAGGATTATACTTTTTGCATATAGCTGAGACACGATGAAACATCTGCCTGCCTATCGGATTAGGAAGATTTGCTAAAGCAAAACCAATGCGATACCAATCATTGTAACTGTCAGTAATGTCTATGTGGTGCATCTCTAACTTTGAGACCAAAGTCTCAACGGCTTGAACCTTACTATCCATACTATCAACATGACCACCATAAACAGCCGCACGAGGGGCGAGTGTCTGGCTTCCTAAGTCCACGCCCATATAAGGAATAGCCTGCTCATTAACATAAGGATGCTCATCATACGAAGCAAAGCGGATACGGGTTATATCGCTACAAGCATTATCAAGCACAATGCCCATCGCTGCATATTCCTTTTGTAAAGCACGGAACTGCTCCTTATGATGTTCAGGATATGCCAAAGGTATCAAAGCGAAATATCCAGTACCAGAACATGAACGCATATACATAGCAACCTCGGCACGATGGCGAAGAGTGCGCAGAATGGTTCCAAAGTTACCAATACTTGTATTGTCGCCAAGGTCAATATCTATAGCCACAAAGCCAGTGTGCTGTATCAAGCAATCACCTTTACGCCTTAAGAATAATCCAGAAAGCGTAGCACCTGGCAACTGCTGTTTAGTCAACTTATAGTCCTCGTGCTTTTTTGCTTCAAGTGGACCATACTCCGCCACCATATCCCGTAACCTTAGGACAGGTTCCTTCCAACGTTCACCAAGCAGAAAATCAGCAATTGTCATATCACCAGTTCCTATCCTATCCTTAGCAGAACGATAGACGCTACACTTCACATCAAAGATGCTCCCCATAACGATTAATATTCAGGTGATGGTAATTGAGCAAAGAAAGTCCAATCCTCTTGCTCGTAAGTAACACCTAAATCGTCTATAATATTCCATCCGTTTTCAGGATTTCGTCCAGCATCAACGGCACGCTTACACGCATCAATAAGACTACGAAATCTGTAGTACTTATTCTCAGTCTCATTAAACAAAGCCACTTCTCCAGGCTTTAGATTAAAATCTTTGTAATTCATACTCATTTTATATTCTATTTTAGTTTGTCATCAAATTTCTCTTCAGACAGATTATCTTCTTTATAATACTTAAAGTAACACCACTTACTAACCATTTCAATAAGTAAAGCAAAAATCCACAACAAGTGAAAACCGACTGCAAAGAAAAACAAAGACCACAGTAAGCTGAGTAAATAGAATACTATCATAATTGCGATTTGTGTTCCTATCTCAGTAAGATATGACTTATCATAAAGCCTTCCTAAAAAGAAACGCATCTCCTCATCAGTCTTCTTACGTGTAAAAGGAAAGATAATAAAGTAGAAGATAACGAAAATATATATCGCCATTCCTATCTTTATATATATACTATTCAGAAAAAGCAAAGCTAAGATATTCACTGAAGACAACAATAGTATCTCCAGAATAAAGCAAAGCTTCATAGATTTTAAGTTTTTATTCATTCAACAATGCTTTTATTTAATTCTACGATGCAAAATTAAACATTTACTTTAATTTGTCAAAATAAAGCAAAGAAAACATTTAATTATTACCGCTTTTTTAACATTTACCACCTTCTATAAACTATATGAACTATCATCAGTATTACAGGAAAGGTTCATTCAATATCCAAAAGGAGAAACTCAAAGTGAAAAATCTCCTTTTGCCTTAAAATCTCCTTGACTTTTTGCAAAAAGATTGAATCACTTATTTTGTAAAAGACAAAAACGAATTAAAAAGATACAGAAAGACATAAAAGGAGACACAAAGGAGAAAATGAATATAAACTATATCACTATAAATCAATAAGTTATACTTTAAAAGGAGAAAATAAGATATATTTTCATAAACTTATAGCGCACTGAGAAAAAAATAAGTAAAGTAAAATAGAGAAAAACAAGTACATTTCCCCGCTCTTTGCTATCCTTCAACTATCTGTAAAACACTAATAATCAAAGTGAAAGCGGAGCTTTGATTATTTACCACATACAAATTAAGGTACGGAAAAACAACGCTATTTGGCAAGAAAAATTTCTTCAAAATAATATATAGGGTATCAAAAAAAACGTCTTTTTCTCCTTTTAAATACAAGAAAATAGCGTTTTAGGCTGAAAATAAGCTACTTAAAGAAAAAGACGAGAAAATAAAAATCTCCTTTTGCATCCTTGAAGTCTCCTTTTGAGTTAAAACAAGGTGAGAAAAGAGGCGATTTGAGAAGACTAAATGTCAATCACAAAGAGGGTGGGAGAACTATTTTGTCCCTACCGAATAAAGGCGAAATGTTAAATTTGCGACAGAGATTAGACGAACGAAGAATACAAACAAGAAAAAGTATAGATATGAATTTTCTGAAAAAACTTTTCTCAAGAAAGACAAAAAGTGAGAGACTAAGAACGGACGCTTCACAAGTGTTTGCTACATTAGAAACAATGGAAAAGAAAGGGTTATTGCTGTGGGACACGAAGAACAGAAGATTGTTCATAGCAGAACCGTTAGCTATCCTTATGATACAAAAAGAACAAGGGTGGATAGCTTTCTTACAGAACACAGCGTATTGGCAGTACTACAAGGAGGTGCAAGACAGCTGGGACAGTTATATCCGCAACGAGGAATTGAAAGCCGTCAGACGTGCAAAAAGAAAGTATGCTGTGCTGACCAAGATGGATATAGAACGCATCAGAAGACAGCGCAGAAGCGAAGTACAAGAGGCGGAGAAGAACGCTATTGAGATAAAGCCATTTGAATTGTTCATCATTGGCGACAATTACGAAGGATCATACCTTCAAGTCAGCGAAGAAACAACCAACACTGCAAAGGAAAGTAAAGAAGCAACCAATCATGTCATAGCCGTAGGAGACTACAACCCTATCACGCAACAAGTAAACATGGCACTATGGAAAGACGTACAGAGTGCATTACAAGAAATCAATAGCGAGAAAGAGTCTATGAGGAAAAAGCATAGCGACATCGACGCACTTGCAGCGCGAATAACAGAGGGATAAAAAAGGAATACAAACTAACTCAACCACTATTAATAGCAAATGCCTACCACCTTCACAGGTGATAGGCATTCTTTCAATTAAATACTTATGGCGCGAGTCTAATACACTCTAAAGAAGTTTCTTATAGCGTTCATTTTCAATACACTGTTTGCGAGGAGACACCTGGTTAAGTTCTAAGCCCAACACCCACCAACCATTATACATCATAGGAATAGTTGCCCATGAAGCATTATCTAAATCCAATCCTCGCAAAGCCTGTAAGTCAACATCACTAAACGCCTTGCCTGTTATGGGACATTTCCCTTTCCTACGAACAGAGAACAACCATATAAGCAAGTCGTTCACCCACTCGTCCATTTCGACCTTCAGGGCGGCAGCATTATCATCGTCCTGCTTTGCTGACTTAGCCAGCGACACCTGCGGCTGCTTAGCAAGAAAATATAACGTATGTCGATAATGAACCGTCTTCAAAGAGTCGTGCAATTCAGCATCTATCAAAGACGAGTAAGCTAAAGCTGGTGAAGCAGCGGTGTTAACATTGCGCACAAATTCATTCTGCGTATTGATCGTATCAATGCGATAGAAAGCTTTCGCCTTACTGCCCTTTTCTGGGTTATGCGAAAGCGGACGATAAATTTGTGCCCAATGTTCAAGTATATTATCAAATCGTGAAACCATACAAATACTTTTTATTCTCCAGAGAACAACTCCAATAGAAGACAATACAAAGATAGAAAAAACATAATAATGACGTGGGACAAACTACAGTTCACGCTCACATAAAATCTTCGGTACGTCCGTATCGTGACCAGTACCTCCACCAACAATGCAAGGAGACAGGCCAAAGGGAGATACGATTACGCCATTTTGAGAAGGCGAATATCGCCCCAAGACTATCAAAGACACATTTATTTTATTCATATTCAAATAACAAGCAATGCGGACACTTGTAATCCGTCGAGCGCAATGCGGGCGAATGTGAGAGCCACCCACTCCACTCTATTTTATGGGATAAAGGGTGAACGGAAGTACCTATAAGTCTTTTTCTATCCATAACCAGTTATCTTTAGAAACAGAAGTAATCGTATTCGTAACCACACCACTACCTAACTCAACAAACTGCATAAACAATTCTCCACTCCTTACCCGTTTCTTAGGAGATAACGGGTTGCGTCCACGACTTGCACTGATACGTACAGGCGAAGAGGAATCGGACGAACGCATGTCACGAACGTACAAAACAGGACAGTTACATATCATACTCATATAAAATCACAGTCTTAGGGAAATGTGCTAAAGAATAAAAATCACTATCACCCATATACTCATACCGAGTATATTCAGCGTACAAGCAACACAACCTGCACAAACATTCACAGCAGCTATTTGACCCCCCAAAAAAAAATTAGGCACAGAAACAGCCGCCGAGCAAAGAATAATCAAATTCATAATCAACAATAATACAACCCACAACACCACAGATTACCGTTGCAGAGGGATTACAACAAGCGGTACAACAAAGTTCACCTACCCCACTCTTCTTATCGTCATCCCTAAAGAAACGGATATTTCCATTTGGCAACCACTTTGCACGAATAGTATCAGTTCGTTTCACTTTGTCCTTCCCCACGCACTTTAGCAATCTCGGCATCTGACAACTTATGATCGGTTACAAGATAATGAATACCTGTATCTTCAGACTTTTCGTTAGCCTCGAAGAACTTAATAACGCTCTGAGGTTTTAAGAAATAAGATTCATTCACATCATCCTCAAGAATGTCAACAATAGCTTTGTCGAGACGGAAAGGCTTGGGAAAACGATAAGTAGGGAGATTTAAGTCATTACGAACAGAGAGCATAAAGACACGTTCACGGTTCTGTGGAACACCAAAGTCTTTTGCATTCATAATAGTCCAATAATTCGTATATCCACAATCCTGGCATACCTTCTGCCATTCCTTGAAATCTTCGACATTAACCTTGTTAACCAACGCACGAACATTCTCTTGCAAGAGAAACTTAGGACGCAATGCACGGATAGCATTCTCGGTGTACCACAAGACAGAAGAGCGTGTACCACTATCACGTTTAATCCCTGTCCGCTTTCCCGCTTGAGAAATAGACTGACAAGGAGTTGAATAGGTAAGCAAATCAATATCTTCACCCTTCAGAAACGACCAATCTGCTTTGGTCATATCACCCACGTTACGGTCAGCAAACTGAGGGAAAAGAGAGTTGTGCGCCACAACCGCCGGCTGTTTCTCCAACGCAGAACGACTTTCAGGGTCAAACTCACTCCACGCCTTCAAGTCGAACGACACATCATAACCCTTCTGTTTAGCATCTGATACAAGACGTTCCATAGCTAAACACTGTGAATCATAACCTGAACATAACGTAACCATATTGATTGTTTTAGGTAATGGAGCACGGAATGTAGGTTCGTCAAACAAACTCATAACATCACCCGTCCGTGGTTGCTCGTCTTCGGTCAGCCATATATTACGATAGATATAATAAAGACAATCGACGACAATAGAGTTACCAGCCAACTTATAACAAGCAGATTTACTCAATCCACTTTGCTTAATTTTCTCTATATCAATGTCGCTTACACCCATTAAGCGGAAACACTCGGTCGGTGTCAATTTACAAATATCGAAATAACGCACAGGATGCGTTGGGTCTTTCTTTCCCAACAAGTCAGGATGCCCGTCAGGATAAATCTTTGCAATCATACTTTTATTAGGATCATTATTACTAATGCACACAAAAGGAGAGGTATTACCATTTCTACCAGCCTTGGAAGTAATCGTATTACAAATATCCTTAAAGTGCCTGTTTAGAACCTTTCCTTTATTGTTACGTGTCCAACCAACAAATTTACAAATCATACATCTATTTATTCTGCTCAAGATACATAGCAAACTTATCTATTTCATCACGTAACAACTTTATTTTATCAATAAAATCATCTATACTATCATCTTCTATCTTGTGCAGGCGGATAGACCAGTTGCAATCCGAGATTTGTAAGAATGTATTACGCATTTTTTCTCCATGCCATGTAGTATTACCATCAAAACAAACAACGTTCCCCGTAGAAGGAGAACCCTCCTTATTCAACCAAACTCTCTTGTTATACATAAACTATATATTTAGAAAAAGACAAAACATATTATCTGAAAACAGAAAAAAATAGCCACTTTTACCGGCATCACTCGTCTATCCTCTGCCAATTACAACCTTCAGCAAAGTCACGTGTAAACTTTCGGGAAACGGTAGCACCAAGCGTAGTCTTTGCTTTCACTACAGAAAGATCATCAGCGGTAGCAGCGTGTGTTTCTGTATCGGTAAGCGTACCAGACAATTTTGGGAAGATAGTGACTGGTCCGAACTCTACACGAAAGCCACGAGAGAGAAGTATTTGCGCACGACTTGCCAGACGTTCCATGACTCCACGAATCTCGTGAGCTTCCATGTGCGACTTAGAGGCGACATCCTCGCAAAGGTCGCTTAAAGAAATACGTCCGTTAGATACGGCAGCTAAAGAAGCATAATGCTTACCAGACACCTGTGAGCGTCGATGCTGCACCTTGTATTTGATTGCCATTCTTTTCATATAACAAAGATAATTAAACGTTATATTTTAGTTAGGACAGATATATACCTGCGAAAACTGAAAGTGTACACTTTGACGATACTAAAGTGTACACTTTAATGATGCGGAAGTGTACACTTTTGAGAGTTGAAAGTGTACACTTTTATGCTGCCAAAGTGTACACTTTTGGTTTACTCTTAAAGGCGAAGTGGACTAAAGAATGACGTGAAGACGGTTATTCTTTATCTTTAAGGAAATCAAGAACGAAATAGCGAGTAGGCTTAACAGGAAAGCAAAGCTGTGTTACCCACGTATCGTTTTCGTACTCGACTACCTCATAATGTCCACTGCCATACTCGCACAGGAGCAATGCAGGACAGGTTGGACGTGGATAGTCATCAACTGAAAGCCAAAGTTCCTTAGGGAAATTCTCCACTGCGGTTAGCCATTCATACGGTGAGCGTTGCGGACAATCTCCATAAGACAAGACAGGACGGCTACCCTCGTAAAGACAATGAAGTCTCACCGCCTGCAAAGGAAAGCTATCATTAATAAACTTTCCAAGCAAGTAGATACCTTCTACAGACAAAGGCATATCGCCTACCAACATCTCCAGACTTCCAGTCATTCGAGAGACAGACTTGTCGAAATAATCAACGCACTTCTTTTCCAACACATGTTGCTGTGCAATGCGTTTCTGTTCTTTCTTCTTATCAAAATACTTTTTGAAACTAAACATAGGTCGTTTAAGTTTAAGGGTTGTTTACTTTCGCTTTATGCGGTTTTTACGTTTACGATTGCGCCTATTCGCATACGGGGTAGAGCCTTTTCTATTCTTTCCTTTATATAAGAGAGAACTTAAAAGTTCATGCTCGTCGAACAGAATACTACTCCTAAGAGGAAGCGAATAAGGGAGAGGGAAGTTCATCATCAGCACTATCTAAGGAAAGGAATATCTTTATCCGAGAAATCCTTTTCGTGTTCAGCAGCAAGTAAAGTAAGGTGAGTATAACTCTCCACAAGGGCTACCACGCCAGTAGAAGCCTTTATTAGAACCTCTTTTCGAGAGAGTTTCTTCCCGTCCTTACCATCTCCAGTATCAGAGATAGTTGGACCTTCAGCCTTGAAAAGTTTGCAATGGGGACAAAAGATCCTACCGTAAGGAATAATACTGGTAAGACTTACAGTATCAATGTCCCCTTCAAGAGGTTCGCCACAAACAGGACACACAAACGTCGATGCTAACGAACGGAAACGGTTTACTACTTTAGCTGCTTCTAAGAGTTCCTTTATATCTTTCTCTTTCATAAGTCAGGTATATTATTCTTGATTAATTTCTTTTCTTAACTCTCTGCACAACGCCGTATCAGTTCCCTCGACTCGGGAAACGTTATCGGCGGCATTTAAGAAGATCCTTGGCAAGTTATAGATGTTAGCCAAACAGATTTCCAAACGGCAACCTTTACTAACAAGGGCTCCCATCGTAAAGGCAACCGCATCCGCTTCGCCTAAAAGAGCCTCTATGTCAGCACCCATAAAGGCTGCGTAACGCTTACGTTCTGGGAGATTCCAAACCTCTTTGGGTAGTCCAGCTGATATATCAAGTGGATTAATGATTTCCCAATTTGGGTGTGCTGCTGATAACGTTTCTACGATGCACTTGCCTTCAGCAATCGCCTCTTTAAGAGGGCGACCGCTGATAGGCATACTTAGATAGACTTTTATCTTTCCCATAAATCAGACAACCATTGGCATTACGATACAAATTAGCGCACTATTGCCTTCCTCTGTGAGAACAAGCGCACGAGACGCATCAATCAACTTGAGCACAACGTTAGTCGATGCGATAGGTGAAAGCAAGTTCAACAGAGAAGACGACTTCATACCGATAGTGAAACCATCAGGGATATTACTATCCTCACCAAGAGGAACAAGTTCGTTAGCACTACGAGCAAAGTCCCTATCCACTGCTTCTAACAGAAGTCCATCAGCCTGCTTAGTTAGCTTTACAAGATTGTTCACCTCGCTTGCCATCATAGAAACACGTCGAAGCGACTGCTTCAATCGGTCACAGTCGAGCGTAATATGATAAGGTTGTTCTTTAGGGATAACGCTTGAGTAGTTTGGATAACGCTGCTCACTCGTACGGAAGATAAAGGTAATGTTATCCGCAGACACTGTGCAACAATAACCATCAAACGAAATCTTCACCTCGCTGACCTTATCGAAAGCAGAAAGAAGACCAGATACAAAGAGGTTCGGAACTGCTATGCCAGCAGCCTTACCCTCGGTAATGAACGGGACACCATGCTCCCACACGTAACGGAAAAGATTGTGTCCATCAGTACCCACGAAAGTAATACCGTCATCCTTAATATCCAAGTAAACAGAACTTAGAACAGGGCGAAGCACACTTTTCTTTGCCGATGCTAAGAGTGCATTACTTACACAAGGAAGAAGAGTATCGGTAGGCACAGAGACCGTAACAAGATTAGCATGAGACGACTTCAATACAGGATACTCATCCGTGCCAAAACCGGTAAAAGCAAACTCGCCACCGTCATAATGCACCTTGATTTCACGAGTTTTGTCATCCACTTCGACTGTGATAGGCTGCTCAGGTAAAGCAGAAAGCACCTGAAGGAACTGCCCGTGAGGAATACAGATAGGCTTGAAGGCTGTGCCATCTACCATAGTAATATTAACCTTGACAGTCATCATGCTCTCGGCACTTCCCGCTGTCATCAGATAAACCTCCTCCTTTGGGTCGGGTTTAGTAATCAGTACGTTCTGGAGGATAGGCATAGGGCAAGACTTCTGAATCACCTTACCAAGAACGTTTAACGTGCGGACCATCTCCGCAATAGGAAAAGTAAATTTCATATCGTTGTTATTGTGAATTATTATTCAAGAAAAGCTGCTGCTGCCGCCCTACTCTCTATCGGAATTAGGGTGCGGGACGACAAGCAGCGAGCATCAGATAATCAGTTTAGAAAGGCAGGTCGTCCTCGTTTGTCGGTGCACCAGCAAATGGGTCTTCATCAGGCTTAGGTGCAACGTAGCCAGAAACTCCCTGTGCAACAGGAGCCGTATAGACCGCCTGCGGCTTTTGTTGTGCCTTATGAAGGTAGAGATTGCAAAGGCGGAAGTTCATACGACTTCGTATAGCCTTAAAGAGAGATGTATTCTCATCCGTCGGGTCTTGTGTAGCCCATTCAGGATGCTTACCACCGTCAGCATCTATCACCTTCTTAGCCATAGCCTTAGCATAGAACTTAACAAACTCTGGTGTAAAGTTCATCACCATTTCATGACTTGGTACATCAATCTTGTTAGGGTCGTCACCACGTTGGATTGCTTTCTGACGGATAGCGTTACCATAAGCCTCATTATAAGGCCAGATGTTCACACGCAGAACAGCCATCTGTTCGTGGGTCTGTTGGTTCTCCTTAATTGCGATTTCATTGAAATCTAAAGGAATACAAACGTAGTTACGCTTTTTACCATTCTCTTCCATACTCATCAACTTAGAGCCTTTTAGCTTTAATAAGTCGATGTTTCCATTAAAACTTGCCATATTGTTACTATTTAATTAAAAAGGTAAATCACTTTCATCAACTGCGGGAGGTGCGGGGGTTGTTGTTACAACAGTGCCGCCACCACCGCTATACTTTCCTTGTCTACGGTCCTTAAAGTCACGCCAACGCTGTCGCTCTTCATCAGTAAGAACAACCACGTTGCCCTTGTCATCGAGGATAGGCGCAGGGTCAGGTTGTTTCAAGAACTCGGTGTAAGTTGCCATCAGTTCGTCATAATCAGCAGGATGCTTGTCCTTTGTTCGATAAAAGTAAACAGCGTGTTCGGTGCGAACTAACTCACGAACCTGCTTCGGCTGAATAGTCGTATCACCTTCCCACTCACGTCCTTCAAAGTATCGACGTGTACACCAAGCCTGGTGCGCAAAGTAGTTTGTCTGCTCAGCCTTGCTTGGCTGTCCATTCTTTGTCTTTCTGAACATCTGTGGAGGATTCATAGTGATACCACACGTTTCGCAATAATCCATCACACGACGCTTGAAAGCCTTTGTAGAGAACGAATCGTTTTTATTCTTAGACGCTTCGGCATAGTCAGCTTTATACTCTTCCAACATTGAATCAAGGTCGATAGGTACCCCGTAAACGTGTTCCTGACCAAAGAAGACACGTGCAAAACGTAAGAAAGACTCGCCAAGCGACTGAGTAAGCGTACGCTGCTCCATATACTTCTTCTGTGCATCAACCTTTTCATCAAAGCGCATAACGAACTGTACAGCAATGGCGCAGATCATAATAAGTTGTGAGCGGGTGCGGTTGCTCATTCTGTCGAGTGACACAGGATTAAAGTCAGGCATCACGTCAGAGATATATCGAGCTGCCTTGTTTTTCAGAATATTCTCACCACTAAATCTATGACTGAAACCGCCTAAGCACACACGGCGCATAGTTGAATCGTCCATATCGGAAAGTGGATAGTTACTTGAAACCACGTGTCCAGGACCTTCAGATAACTTGATTTCCTGTGGATCAACAAATTTCTTTTGTGTCACAAAAGAGCCTGTTGCGTAGTTGTAAAGCGACTTAATCGAGAAGTTCTGATTGACATCCTCCCAATGGACCACACGATGATGACGATGCACATAACGGGAAAGCGAGAAACTAAGGTCACGGCTCGGCTCTATGTTCTTACCGTCAATATCGAGGATATAACAGCACGAACCAGCAAACATCTTTACGAAAGTACTCTTACCTGAACCACCTTCTGCACGTCCGTTGCTACTGACAGTATTCTCGACAAGATAAGGAATACAATTCGACTTACTTTCACGGTAACGCCACAATACACGTCCGAGACAGAAGACAAGGTTTGCCATACGGCCGTCCAGTTCAAGTTGCTCTTCTGAAGAAAACGTTTTACCAGCATGAAGAAGGTCTTGTTCTGTCTTCCAATCCTCGTTAGCAAAGCCACGCAATACACGCAAAGACGGACACATATCCTTGTCTTGCTTACCTTTCCAGTCTACCATCCAACGATGACCTTGTGCCCAAAGAGCAAGTTCGGTGCTTTCGCTTGCGAGCTGCTGAAGGGTGTAAAGCGGCTGACCATTGTCGTCTTTCTGTTCACGCTTAGCCTCTATCGCTTTCTTTCTATCTTGATAAACAGGATTTTCCTCAATAGCGAAAGGATGAGACTGTGGCATATAGAATGGCCAAGGCATTACCTCACCACGATCGATGTTAAAGCCAATCTGCGAATAAGGCACAAGCGTTATGTCGTCCTTAGTAATACGAAGAGCACCATTCTGAAAGTAGAAGTAATCTACATCTGGGCCATAACCATCCTTATAGTTTACCTGAACAGCAGGAAGCGAGCCGATAGTTTTCTCGTTCACCTCTCTATTATCACGACTGATAGCTTGCACCATCAGGCGATAGTCTTCTGGGTCTGAGTTATTCTGGCGTGCATATTCTGTCAGACATTCCTGCACACGCTGAACCATAGAAGGAGCGTCTAACTCGTCAGCGAAAGGTCCACTAATATGTACAAAACGACCGATTTTATCAGTAGACTCCATATCAACATCACGCACATATCCTTCAGCAGCCATGAACTCCCAGACAGTAGCAGGGTCAATCACGTAATAGTCTTCCTTCACACGTCCACGTGTATCTCGTTTCTGTTTCTTCTCCATAGGACAAGAACTTAAAGCCGAAGTTATACAAGCAACAAAACGGCGATCAAGATCGTCATCATATAGGAAGCTCTCTTCTTTAGGCATACGATAAGCAAGGAAGAAGTCACGAACGGAACGAACAGGACGTGCAAAGACACGCGAAGTGCGGAGATAAAGACGGTCGGACATATTAGGAGGCAAGGACGCTCTCAGTATATCACGATAACGTCTTCCTATAGCACGAGCAGCAAGGACACTACGATTGTCGTTAGGAAAAAGCGTATAAACTCTTTCAGCAAAGCGCGACAACTTATTATAATGTACAGGTGAGAAATCAACCTTACCATAACTAAAAGCTACGTGGAACCATTTCTGCTGTGTCTTAGGAAAAGTGTATCTAAGAGCTTTCAGATGATAATAAGTAGCCACTGCATCCTGTGGAGTCGTGCAATAAATTACGCCTTGCGCCTTGATGTCCTTGTCTTCGATAGGTTCTTCTGTTAATTGCCAACGACCGTTAGGCATGCCGTCTTTATCTTCCCCCTCAGCCCAGACCTGTTTAGTTTCAGTCACAATTTCATCAGGATCAAGCGTATCTATAGCACGACGAACAGCGGTAGACTCTGTAGTACGGTGTTCTACAGCAAAGGTAAAGACCCTATCACCTGACAACCATCGTGACACTTTGGAAGGTTTAACCTCTTCATCATTACTAAAGACAATAGGCGGCACATCCATAGCAGGACGGAACACGCAACCACAACGCTCATCTTCAGCATCGACGTAAGCGAGGAAGAGAGGATTAAACGGTGTACCATAAATCTTTTCGCTGACGGGTTCACCGTTACGGTTGACTGCTGGTAAGGTGCATTCTGTAAGGGAATAGATAGCAAAATCCTGTTGAATAAAGTAAGGCTCAAAATGCCATTTACTATCCAGTCGGTCAGTATCAAATCCAAAGTGAGCCTTATTGCTACTATCCACCCATACCGAACACCCAAGAGCTGTAAGTTCCTGTGGTGTGAAGTCGGTCTTTGGTTGGAAATCGAATGACGTTAAAGGACGGTCGCTGACACCACGATAATCACGGTGCAAGATAGACGGCCACCGCTTCGCAATCTCGTCTTCGCTGTACCCACATTTCACGGCAAGTTCACGGCACACCTTGCGCAAGTTCTCCCCCTCTACGGTGATAGAAGAAGCGCATCCCTTGTGTTCACTCCAGAAGCCAAGGTTATGAATAGCCGCATAGAGTTCGATAGCACCATAACCCTGTCGTTTCGTGCGAGTACACATCCAACGTGAAACAGGGTCTTTATATAATCCACCTCTTTCATTCTTATAGATGATAAAATGAGGAGTATTAGCACCATCGCCCTCTTCCTTACTAAAAGGGCACCAGCAAGCCATCTGCGTGTCGTCATTCTGAACATCAGCAGGACGAACAAGCATCGTTAGCGGCAATGCTGCTATCTCCGAGATAAGAGGGTCAAAAATCATATTGTTCTTTTGTTTAGAAGTTCATTAACATTCAGGCTTTTATACTTTATCTTAGAATAAGCAGCCCTGTGTTATAAGTTGAGGAGGTTCTTGATGAATAGGAATAAATAAACGCTCCTTAACTACCTTATAAGCCGAAGCCGATAAGGTGCTCTGGTATTTCCATTCAGCAACGCAAAGGAACTGATCCGCTGGCATCTCGTAACTACTGATAAATACAGGTTGTTGTTGTTCTGCGCACCAACGATAGAAACGTTCGTAATCAAACTCTTCAGCAGTGTTATAGACGTTGGTACCTTTGTAAGGAATGTCGCAATAAATAACACTGTCTTTAGGAATAGCAACATCCGCATAATCAACAGAACTATATGAGAGTTCTGTCCTTCCACACGAAAAAGGAGAAAAAGACAAATGTACATAATACTCAAGCCTCTGTAGTCTTGCGAGATGTTCTGTCTGTTCAAAAGACTGAATTTCTTCATCCCTACTGAAGAAGTGAGTCTTTATAGCTCGATAGCGAGATTGATTTCCTTTTATTTCTTTAAGGAAAGAAAAGTCATAGCCCAGTTCTAAGCCAGGACCGTAATCATCAAAGACTAAGGCGTAATGAATAGCTCGTTTTAAGGGTTCACGTTCACGACTATAAAGATAATCACGCATATTATTACCGAAACTCCAGACGATTGCCACATAAGGGTCAGTATCCTTCAACTTGTAAAAGTCCTCTCTACTTATCCAACGTTTTTCATTAACGTATTTACCTTCCAAGGCAGCAACGAACAACTCAGGACACATCCAATTAATATCATTAATATGGACAGTCTTGAATTTACGGCGCAATAACACAGCATGCGAAACGGCACAACCACCGCAGAACAAATCAAAGAAATGTTCTTTATTCGGCAGAATGGACAGGATGCGTTCTGCAAGTTTATTCTTACTTCCTTTATAAGGTAATCCGTATTTCATCCGCCTTATCCCTCATGTTTTACATTATCCACACCATGAAGAGCACACCATGTACTCCAAGCTGTAAGTTTCGCATCATAAAGAGCATTATGCGCTAAATTTACCGACAAACATTCTGGTCTACGAAAACCATTGCAAACAGTGTCATACACCTTATTATAATCCTTATTTATCAAGGATAATGCTTCTTCTTTTGAGTAAATAGATTCACGTACGAAAGTTTCAAGAACAATAGAACGTGCATCACGGATAGCGTGATAGTTTACAGGGAAGTCTATATCGAAAGTTTCAAAAGCATTGCGAAGAACTGGCACATCAAAGTCTGAGCCTTGTGCCCATAAACAAATACTCTCCGCACTTGCCGTAGAACAAATTTCTTCAAGCCATGCTTTAAAACTTAGAAGAACATCTTTTATATGTTCAACATGCTCGCTAAGAATACTATTCTTCAAAGCAGCATCTCTATTACTCCACCACTTACAAGTCTCAGGGTCAATGTCAAAGCCTGACATCATAGCCGAACGAAGATCTACACCAAAAGAGACTTCATAAGCATCTTCAAATAGCCGTTCTGACTTTTCTTCAAAGCGGTTCCACGCAACCGCACCGATTTGTATAATAGCCGCTGTAGGCGAAAGACTCGCGGTTTCTAAATCAAAGGTAACATCTAAATGTTTCATGTCTATATATTTAAAAATCTATCTAAGTTCAAATACTTTACCTTACAGGTCTGTTTGTTTACAAGTTGTGCTTCTATTAAGAGTTTCATGTCCTCTAAAGATGCAAAGTGAAAATTAGGTTCATCGAGTTCAACGGCATAATACCAAGAGCCTTTTCCATTTCGTGCGACAGCATCTGTGCAACGATAAATAAAGGCATCCTGTGCTATTCCACGCCCTTTCCCAACAAGAAACGCAAAGGTGCGTACCAACTGAGCCCAGCAAGCACCACGAAAAAGAAAGGTCAACTTATCATCATGCTGACCTCGATAATCGATAGTATAAGCTACAGGGCGCAATAAAGATACACACGCTTCACGTTTCATCTTCTAAACAAGAATCAAACACATTATTAACAATTCATTACTTAACACACCTATTAGAGAGCGATTGTTGCCATACGTTTTCAAGCTTTTGCTCAGCATCAAAGGACACATCAAATGAAGGCTCAAGTTCACGGAGGATAGTAACGATTCCAACACGCTCAAACTCCTTCCAGTTATCAGAAGAAAAACGTTTCTGAATAGTAACATCACTTCGCATTCCCAACAACGCCATAAAGTTCTTAAAGGAAGCACGAAGACCCCATTCTTCTCCTATAGCAGTCCAGAACCATCCGTCACCCGAACCACCATTAAGTCGCAAGACATTAAGGTAATCGAGGACAGCTTTTTTCTGATTACTTCTAAGGAAGAAATCTTTTACAAAATCAACACCTACTAATTCCCATAAACGAAAACCCTCTTTAAAAAAACGGTCATAAGTAAAACCACGTGAGGCACCATACTTCTCCATCAAAAGATAAAGTTTTTCTTTATCTATTGCCGAGAAATTTGAAGATTGCAGTTTTTTTTCACTTATTAAATTTTGTAAAATCATAGATGATTAATAATATATTTTGTAAATTTCGATACAAAGTTAAAGGTTTTCTTCAAACAAACAATGGTTTTCTTTAATTTAATTTGTGAATTTAACTATTCCCTCTATAAAATTAAAGTAAAACATTGATTTTTCAAGATAAAACGACAAACTTTATACACAATTATTTAACAATAAAATTTAAAATATGGAATACCGTTACAATTACAATTTCCTTCTACAATGGATGGAAGTTAATCAAAAGACGAAAAAAGATGTTTTACGAGCATTAGGTACAAAAGACTATGGAAGTATAAGAAAATGGATGGAAGGAAGTATTCCTGTGCACGTTGAAGCAATTTTACGTTTATGTAATACATTTAGCATTCCAATCGGAGCGTTTTTTTATGACGAAGAAAAAATTAAAGAGATGCCTAACGCTGATTTTATATTATCAAATCTCCAGCCAAACAAAATAGGAGTAGAAGGAGAAAAATATAAGAGCAAGGGGAATATATCAAGTGAAACTATTATAGAAAAAAGAAAAAGTAAAATACCTCCTTTTGTTGATACAGTTTGCATTAATAACACAAATGAAAATGCTACGAACACAGAACTTATCAAAAAGAATCCTGAAATTATAGAGTCTCAAAGAGACAACGAGAAAGACCATCAAGCGTCTCAAGAATGCGAAAGTAAAATCACAAGAATCCAACTTCTATACGAACGTCAATTAAAAGAAATTGAAAGAAAACATAAGGAAGAAGAAAATAGGATCAGACAAGAATGCCAGACAAGGTTTGATGCTGAAAAGAAACGTCTAATGAATATTATAGAACGACTAACAGAAAAAATTTCTCTTATTTAAGTTTATAAGACTGCAAATAACACAGTTATAAAACAAGTAATGACTCATAAATAAAGACCTCCGTTATCCATCACGGACTACGGAGGCGATTCACATAAACAAAACAAATATATTACGTAGTAAACAAGAGTCTTTTTTATTCGTACCGACCATTCTTTGAGTAACGTGACATAAACTGACGACCGTCAGCAGCGGCATCAGTCAGTCCGCCACGTCCGAATTTATTTACATGTGCCTTAATACCGTTCTTCTGAAGTTCAGAAAGAACAGAGGATAGCTGTGCTATTGTCGCACCTAACTCCATTATTTGTGCTTGCTGACCAGCTGAATCAGCAACTGAGAACTGTGCCACATTGCCACTATCATAAGCCCTATAACTCATACCGCTTCGGTTCTTGTCAAAGCGAACAATCTCTGAAATCAAGTCAGGACGAGCCATCATCAATGCTGCTGTAGTCTCACGTCCGATAACCATTTCTGGACCACGTTCAGCAACCAATGCTGGTTGACCATTAATAAGCGTGGTAATAGGGTCTTTAATCAATCCCGTCGATAGCTCACCTGCTTCTGTAGCAGCATACACACGTCCATCATTACCCACTACTGGATAAGTCTTACCATCATTGACACCTCGGAAGGCTTGAACATTACCAGCATCATAGGTCAACATACCGCTAACAAGTTTAGTATTCGTTGACGCATCAGAAGACTTGCTACCACCACCAAACAATGAAGAGACTTTACCCATAGCAGCTGAAAGCAATCCGTTCAACAATGCTGTAATAACAGCAACAAGAGGAATACCCCACCAACCAAGTTTACCAATAATATCAGCAGCACCACTGGTTATACCCATGGCTGTTTTCGCTTGAGTTTCTCCCGACTTAGTTTGTACGCTTTCAGCAGCCTGCGTTTTCTGAGTTTGGATAGCCGTCTGAGCAGTTTTATCCAAAGACTGTTGTATCGTCTGACCAGAAGCCTCTGTTAAGGTTTGCTTTGCTGTCTCAGCCTCTTTACTAACCTCAAGCGTTTCTTTACCGCTCTTCTCTTCAAGTTTCCTTTCTTGCTTTTTCTGTTTCTTCTTTGTACGGAATAAAGAAGCGAAGTTACTCTTAATGGATTTCAATAAAGATTTAACGCCTTTCTTTTGCACCTTACGCTCATCCTTAACTCCATCCGTCTCAATAGACACTTCTTTTTTCTTGTTCTTTTTCTTTAATCCAAAGATTTGCTGAGCAAAATCTTTGAAAGACATCTTACGAACCTTCTGACCTCCTTTATCTATAGCGGAAAATTTCTCCTGCTTAGACATTTCAATAGTTTCCTGTTCCTTCGCAGAAGCAGCCATCTGTGTACTAACAAGACGGTCATTTATCAACTGAAACATACGACGCTTGATAGTTTCTTGCATCATATTTACAGTCAATTTTAAGAAACTATTTATCATACCGCCAACAGCCTGTTTAACGGTCTTTTCAGAAGACACCAAAGCCTCTCCTAACTCGGTACCAAAAGTTTCTACAGGTGCGAACAAACCATAGAGTTCGTCTATACGATTCTTCATCTGTAGAACCAATGATTTAGTATATTCTATACTTGCCTCTTGTGCTCGTTTCTCAGCCGAAGCAAGTACCGCTTCATCAGCATGAGCCGCTTTTAAGTATTCGTAATAAGCCTGTGCGGCTTGCATCTTCACCTTATAGAGCTCAACCTCTGGGTCAGCACCAAACGACTGTAACACTTCCCAATTGCCATATACGCCATGATTTTCGGTAGTATTGTCACCTTCATCTCGTCTTTGTTCAGCATCAGCGGTAAACTGCCAAATACCTTCCTTCTGTTGATTTAAACGAACCTCTTCTGAGTCAAAGGCTGCCTTTTCATTAGTATGGTTCCAACGGAAAGACAAAAGTTTCTCTTGTCTGTCAGCGGCTTTTTTCAAAGCTTCAGTATAATCATCATTATATTTTATTAATGTGTCATAGAAAAGACGAATACCATCAGAAGCCTTACCACCGACTTTTGCCCCTTCAGCGAGCGTATCAAAGAGAATACCAAGGTCAACAGCGGCAGATGAGCGTTCATCTTCAGTACCAAACAACATATCAAGCAATGACTGTCGTCCCTCCATGCTGTCAATATTCAACAGTTGTAATGCGTCAAAATTCGCTCGTGAGTTCTCAAAGATCGATTGAATAGAAGCATTACGAGTACGGATTACATCTTGCGCATTCTCTCCACCGCTCAAGACTGCCTGACTATGCAAAGCATCAAAGGGAGAGAAGCCTAACTGCTCAAAGGTGTTTAAGTAATCATTATCAACCTTACCAGTATAATCATCCTCCAAAATTTTTTGTCGACGAGCCTGTTCAACTTTATTAGCCGTCTTAGCATTAGCTTGTTCATTCTTTGAAGCATTGTGCCATACTTGATCTAACAAGGACGTGCCAGGACGTTTCAATTCATTTGACAACTGCGTTATACGTCCACGAAGTACGCCAATATTCACCTCGCCAATACGTTCAAGCAAAACTTTACTCTCGTTATATCCATCTTTATCATTCTGCTCTATCAAATCAGAAGCCATTGTTTTCTTAAAAGCGTTCCAATCATTTTTAACATCAGCGATACTCTTACGTGCATTCGACAAAGCGATATTCATACGCGCCTTGATACCAGCCTCTAATTGATCACGTAAAGTTTCCTCCATATCTGTAGCTGATGCAATCTTATACAAAGCCGTTATTTGTCGGTCGTAATAATTCTTCACGTTGTCAATGATAGCCTTAACATCTTCCTGAGCATCTTTTAGTTCATAACGTTTTGCCTGACGAGCTTCACGTTCTTCCTTCTTTCTCCGTGCATTAGCCTCCTGTGCGGCTTTTCTTGCAGCAATAATAGCAGCCTTATCAGGAGCTTCCAAATCCAAGCTACCATTGTTATCAGGAGTGTCATCCGTAGCAACATTTATTTTATCACGCAAAACAGATTCAATATTGGCTACATCCTTAGAACGTCCTTTGTTACTATATGCTTGTGTAGCATATTTCAAAGCTTTAAGAAACTGTTCACCTCGCTTTTTATATTGCAAGAAAGCATAATATTCACCAGATATAACCGCTTGACCTCTACCAGAAGAATCAACAGACATCGTTGATGCACCAGAACGAAAAGGATACAAATCTTCAACAGCACCAGAATCTAAACCAAAACGTTTACCCAAAGACATCGCCAATGAATGAAGTGATACTCCATTCCTTCCTGCATCCTCTACTATATGACGCAAATCGGCACCACGCGTCTTTAATTTGTTGTTTTTAGCAAAAGTATCATAATTAATCAAATGGTTAACCTCATATTGTGCATACGGATCATAATGACTCTTACGATATTTATCAATACCCTCCTGTACAGCTTTCTCCTTAAGTTGGTCGACAACTTTTTTATAAGCCTTAGCAAGGTCCTCTGCCGTAGATTTTTCGGTAAGCATGTGACCTAAGTACGTACCATATTTAGAGTTAAACTCTTTAATTAAATCAGCACGTGCTTTTGTACCTATATTAGCCTTGTCGATTTTATCTTTCAGAGCATCCAACGTGGCCTTTTCAACAGTGAAAGACGAAACAGTATTCTTTACCTGTTTGTCCAACTCGCTCATAGCTGTAGTTGCATCTTTTGTCTTACTTGTAAATTCAACAATATAATAAATAAGTGAAACTATAGCTGCTATCACAAGTCCAAAGACGTTAGAATATAATGCTTTATTCAACCCTTCCTGCGCTATCTTTGCTTCTGTTGCCGCTACAGCTTCCTCTCTATCAGCAGCAGCACGGAAACGCTGAGCAACAGCAGAAGCCATAATAGCATTTTTCAAAGAGCCAAAGGATTCTACTACTGTCAATACAGCGAAAGCTACACCCTTAAACAAAAAATACGTAATAAGGGCTGGGAGTAAGAACAAGATAGCTTTTACCGTCCACGCAAGCGAGGTCATAAAGAAATTGATATTATGCGTAATAACGGACGACTCCGTTAACGATTTAGAGAAATCATACCATGCCTGTGCCATCTCCTTAACAGCACTTACACCTTTAGGATTGACAAATGATTTCTCCCACATATTATTTGCTCTTTCGATAATGGCCTGCGCACTTTCTTGCTGCATTTCATACTCTTTCGTAGCCGCTGTACCTTCACGGAATGCCACCTTAGAAGTTTCAAGATGTTCTTTCAGCATATCTACATTTTTCGCCATAGTAACCATCACATTACCAAGACGTGAACCATTACCACCAATCTTTTCAAAGGTATCTTGCAAGGCATTCATATTACCCTTAGCTTTCATCTTTTCAAGAATAAGAACCACCGCATCCATCGTGCGTCCGGCAGTGAACAGTCTATTGATAGTACCTGGTTCGATATTCAAGACCTTTTCAATAAGGTTGTGATTCTTCTGTAAAGCAACAAATAACTTTGTAAAGGCTGTAGAAGCCACCTCAGGCATTAACTGCATAGAGTCAGCAGCTGAACCCAAAGCAAGCAATTGGTCGGTAGTAACGCCCGCAACACGCGCTGTACCGACAAGACGCTTAGAGAACTCAACAATATTATTAGAAGATGACGTGGTCGTTGATGACAGTTTAAACAAGGCAGAACCAATCTTTAACATTGATTTCTCCACACCGAACTTAGGAATAAGTCCCATTGTCTCCGTCATCTTAGCAAGAGCAGTCAAAGATTCTGGTCCCATATCTTCAGCCAAAGCAACCTTCACTTGATTGGCAGCCTTGACGAAACTTTCCAAGCCTTCTACACCATACTTACCCATACCAAGTTTACTACCCACATAGGCATCTTGCGCCAAAGACTGAATAGTAGAGCGAGTATCAAGTTTAGAAAGATTTACGGCTAACTTATTAACCTCCGCCGAAGTCAATCCGCTAACCTTGCGAATGTCATTCAACTGGTCAGAGAACTTTAAGTTATCACGAATAACCCCCTGTAGTTTAGTTCTAACCAAATTAAACAGACCAAAAACACCAACGTAAGCCGTTATGTTCTTCACGGCACTTTTCCATAGGGAATTGTGAGTACGCACAGCCCCATTATTCTTGTCTATCTGATTTTTTATAGCGGCGATGTTCTGCTGCATTTGTTTGAGCTTAGGATTGTTACCCGCCATCTCGTTCAACTCACGCTTAGCGGCACCAAGCGCACGCTTCAAGTCACGCGTAGAAGTGCCAGCAAGGTTTTTCATCACCTCGTCGACACGTTTTGTTGCAGAAATATTGTGAGCAATAGCGTTATTATAGGCATTAAATTCTTTTTCAGCCAGCTTAAAGGCTTTCGTGTTTTGTTTTCCCGCCTCTGCCAACTGCTGCATCTGTGAGTAACACTGTTTAGCCTTACTTCTCAACTCATCCATCACCTTCTTCGCAGTGGTGGTATTCGCTGTAATTACTACTTGTGCTTGTTTCGTACTTGCCATATCTACACGTAAACTATAATTTAGACACAAAAGTAAACATCTTTAGAAAAGAAGGTGGGACAAAAGGATGTCCCACGACAAAGAAAAACATTGAGTATTTTTGCGTTATAACATTAAAACAACATTATGCCACAGCCAATTTCAAATCCGATATTCCCGCTCAATAAAGTCGTAAGACGTTTTATGGAGCAAACAAACATGCAAATTAAAGCCAACCTTATCACACAGAAGGTTTGGCCAACCGAAATATATCCAGGCTACAAAATAAAGAATGAAGCAAACAAACGAGACGGTCTACCCCACTCTACAGGTGACGGTTCAAGGTCGTTCCAGTCAAGGTTAGTAAGAGCAGACCAAGCTGGGAACGTTACACTGGTATTCAATTACAATGACTATATGCGATACGTAGACATAGGTGTCGGTGGAAGACGAAGAGCTGAAAACGTGGAGAGAGGAAAGAATGCACGATTTCGTAGTAGATATATCGCTGTATGGGATCCAACTGACGGACAGACACACCGACCTGCTATTATGAAAGAATACCGCCACTTACAAGAACGAATAAGAGACTATCTTGTAGATTTCTACGGTTACGAAGGACAAGTTGCCATACTTGACACCTTCACGGATGCAACAATACATCTCTGGTAAAACAAAAAGACAACCGCAACCATCTTCACAGAAAGTTGCGGTTTAAGATATAAAGTATATTCACACTTGTAAAAGAATTGAAAATTGTAATTCTAATGCCTAACCTTTAATCTATCAATTTCCTTTTTCTCAGCTATCAGACGTTCCCGTTCAGCTTTTTCCTCCTTACAGTACTCATCGAAGTCGGCAGCTTCACGAGCAAGCGTTTGTTTCTTTGTATTCAGCATGAATGTAAAAGCCGCGCTTTCTATCAGCTGCATATCCTTATTATCATCGCAAGGAACGTCAACACCGATATACCAGTTTCGTTGCCATTCAAAGAAGATGGGCGTGGTACCACACTCTGCTGCCACAGTAGTATTACCGCCTGTCAGGATGTCAAGCAGCGAAGAAATACTCATAATAGGCAGAGCCATACGCTGACGCTCAGCAGTAACCGCACGAGAGGCGACCTTTACAGACGGACGAACCGCACGAAGATGCCCCCGAGCACCCTTTCGTAGTTGACGAGATTGAACTAAATCAGGCGCAGGCATATCTGAGATGCGAAGATAAGAAATAAAATTGCGATCCTTCATTCGCTTTGTTATTTCTTCTCGAAGCGCATCCGTCGTCATCTCCTCAGTATCAGTGACGTTAGCCGTCTTTGCCCAAGTAGCCAAAGAATATCTATCACGGACATCTGCCCAAGACAGCAATTTAGAACGGTCATACAAACAATCTGATTCATCTTTCGGCAACTCGTTCTTTTTGACAACGACCACGCCAGAGTCCAGTTTTACATTTGGCTCATAGCATAGCTCGTCATCAATCTTGGTTGCTACACGAAACACCGCAGGATTAGGTTCCTTCTCAAAGATAAGAAAAGCTACACCACCAGCAAACGCATCATTAGAAGAATGGTAAGCCACAGCCCCCATTCGCTTTGCATAAGCATCTGCTCGACGAAGAGCAAGGATAGCCTGCGAATTAAACTTGCGCAGTTGCTTTCCAGTTTCAGAAAGCGCAGGTAGTTTGTAGTAATACTTCATTATCTTATTATTTTGTCGACAAAGTTAAATAAAAACATTAAATTTACAAAACATATTGATTAAAAATTATACCTTTGCTTTAATTAATTAAACAAAACATTCAATAATATGAAAAAAGACAATAACGAAGAAGAGAAAAGTAGCGGTGTTTCACTTGATGATTACGTTATCCCAGACAAAATTAATGCTTTCATTCAACACTATAAACCAGCTAAAGACGAAAGCACTTGCGACGAAGTCTATACAGATGCTAAACTACGCCAGTTCTTCAAAGCATGGCCTTGTACTTTAGGCGACCCGCTATCGATTTACACAAACATACTAAGGGAGAGTGGATTTATCATGAAAGTAAGCCTATCAGGAGAACCTGCATATTTCGTTTGTCTAAAAGAAAATTAAGGACATCCTGTAAAAGTTCTATTTTGTGGTAAATTTACCTCAAAACAAAAAGTATATACTTTATGATGCTAAGGTATATACTTTATCGTGCTAAAGTATATACTTTACGTTCGCAAAGTATATACCTTAGTTCTTGAGGGTTATAAGATTCAAAGGAAGTGTTGAAAACCCTTTATCTTTTTCCTAATACAGAAGTAATCAGACACACACCACTATCTTTTCTACCAATAGCCTTCTTTATAATAGAAATCAGGCGTTTATATTCAGTCTGGTTTTTCTTATCATTACACAGTGAAAGGTAAGTATCACGTTCTTCTTTCGTTGCAAACTCGACATTGATATTGCCAAGATAAGAACCAATATGCTTTGCGTTATGGAGCAATGAAGCAAAAAGGCCATCACCGTATGCCGTTAAAACGTCTTGCCATTCTGTAGACAATGCACCAGGAACAAAAGCAGGCTGCTCATCCTTTACAACAGAAGGAACGATTGCTGGACCGAATAAATCAGTCTGACGCTGTTCTTTTCTCGTTTGATAATCTCGC